CAAGAAATCGCTAAAAGAATTCAAACATAATGTTTTGAACAACAAAACTATGTCTAAATTGTATTCTTTATACGAACAATTGAGTACACCTCAAGGATTAAACGAATCTGATGCAAAAGACTTCTTAGAAGAAGGTATTAGCTTAATCCAACAATTACTGCCAAGTATTAAATTACCAAAAACTCTATCAGAAAATGTTACGAACAAATATTCTGATATTGACGCTCTTGTTTATACAAATAAGTTAAATTTGTTAGAGAGAGTAAATTCTAAAAAAAATATTACAAGTGTGTTAACCTCAACAAATAGTGTTGTTAAAGAATCTATCAATATTCCATTAAAATCAATGGTTAGTATTGCGAATCAGACTTTAAACAAATATGTTGATAATCTTGATGAGTCATCTAAAAAAGAATTTCTTCAATTAATATCTGAAGATTCAAAATCTCTTGAAGACAAGTTTGAAACTATTCGTGAAAGCGCAATCAACAAACTTAATGTTATTTTGGAGAAAGAAGAGGAGTTTGAATTAAAGACAAAATTGTCTGAAACCATAGATAGGTTAAAAACTGAAAAGTTTGACCAATTGAATTTTCTTAAGTTAAAGAACTTGGAAGAATCAATTTAAAGAATTTTTTACTTTTTGAACATACGACGCTTTCAATATCTGAGCTCGTCTTACCACAGATTTTTTAACAAATTCTTTTTTTTCAAATAGAATTTGATTTTGTTTAGTCTTAATAACTTTAGATTTTAAAGTTTTTAAGGCTTTTTCTATTCCGTCTTTTTTTACTTGTACTATTAGCATATTATTAGAAATATCGCAATTTATTAAAAAATTTTTGACAATGGAAGTTATTTGTGTTATTTTTAAAAAAAAACAAATAAACATTGACATCAATGAAAATTAATGAAAAAAGGAAAAAGTGTAAAGTTAAATCTATTCAGTCCGATAAAATCGGTATATGGTACAGTAGATTCTAAAAATTTAAAATCATTATACATAAACATTCAATCATGGGTTTCCCCCAAATTTGAACACGACAATTGGAATCGGGTCGTGTGTAATCTAAACCGAGAAATAAAACATTCTGTCTTTAATTCAATAGACTCAAGTTTGTTTAAAGAAAACAGTATTGTTGATTTAGACCTAAGAACAAGTGGAATATCACACGGGAAAAAATCATTTTTTAACTTAGAAGTTAATTTATATACTAACCAAGAATTTGATTTTAAATCGCCCGAATTAAAAGAATCAATTAAAAAAATTGTGAGAAATATTATAAGAGATAATGTTATTGAAAACAAATACTTTGATTTTTCAATATCAAAAAGTAAATAAAGATGAGTGTTTGATATATTTATCTTAAAAACTATTAATGAAACAATTAAGAATTTTAGAAGCAAGTGAAGTCGGTCATGGTATATTGATAGAGATGGATGCTGGTTGGGTTTCCCCAAAAGACATACGTAATTCAGAAATGTTAAAGGAAGCAGCAAATTTAGATTATAGGAATCCATTTGAGTTTTATGCTGTGTTACAAAAATACGACACACCAAATAGAAATGGAAGATTTTATCCTGAAAGGATATTAAAAAGAGAAGCTGAAAACTATAAGAAGGCGATTGCCAAGGGGTTATCAACCTCAGAACTTAATCACCCTGAGTCGTCTTTAATTGACTTAGATAGGGTATCACACATTATTACAGACATATGGTGGGATAAAAATATCCTAATGGGTAAACTTAAATTATTAACATCACCAGGATTTCACGAAAGAGGTATTGTATCAACTAAAGGAGACCAAGCAGCTAACTTAATGAGACAAGGTGTTACAATGGGAGTTTCCTCAAGAGGTGTAGGTTCCTTAAAAAAAGTTGGTGAAAGAAACGAAGTACAAGATGATTTTGAATTAATTTGTTTTGACTTGGTATCATCCCCATCAACTCCAGGAGCATATTTGTTTACTAATCCTGACGATAGAAGTAAGTATGAAGAAAACTTAGAAGAAGAAAAAAGACATAATTCACCAGAAAATTCAGAATTTCAATCCAAAGGAGTTGACTTAATGAAAAAATTAACCGATTATTTGGGAAAATAAAATTAATTATGGAAGAAAAATTTTTTGTAGCAAAAGTTCAGTATGATTTACCTGACGAAAATAGTGGTAAAATTAAAAAAATCAGAGAAGAAAAACTTGTAAGAGGATATTCTGTTACCGATGTAGAAGCAAAGGTAACTACAAAATATGAAGGTTTTACTCATGATTGGAGAATAACCTCTGTTTCTGAAAGTAAAATAGACGAAGTAATTGAATAATTGTTATTACATTCAAATTGTTTAAAAGTGGTCCTTGTGACCACTTTTTTTTTGCTTGGGTATATTTATATGTTGATACAATATTGCATTTCTGCAAGATTAGAATTCATAAAACACCAAAAAATTAAAGATATATAATTAAAAAACGATATTTTTTGTTTTTTGGTAATATTTATTAGTTAAAATAAATAGATTTTCTATATGAAAGAAAACAAATTAGTTCAAGAGGCTCTTATTCAAATGAAACAAGTTGAAGAAGCTATAGCCGAAAACGCAAAAGGAATACTTGCTTCTACTATGAAGGAAGAAATCAATCAACTAGTAAAAGAATCTCTTTCCGAACAAGATGACGAAGATGAGGTTGAATTAGATGCTGACATGGATATGTCCGCTGATAATGATGAAGTAGACATGGACATGACTATTGGCTCAGATGACGATATGGAATTTGATGACGATATGGAAATGGACTTTGGTATGGATTCAGACGAAACTCCAATTGATTTAACTGACGCTTCTGACGAAGAAATTTTGAAAGTGTTTAAAGCGATGGGTGAAAATGACGGAATCATTGTTAAAAAAGACGGTGAGAATGTTCATTTAACTGACGATAACGCTGATGTAGAATATCTTGTTAAGCTTGGTGAATCAGAAGATGACATGATGGAAGACGATTCTGAAATGATGGAAGAAGATGAAATGGAAGAAAATGACATGGAAGATTCTGAAATGATGGAAGAAACTGACGAATCAGTTGATGACGTAATTGACGCTATATTTAGTGGAGATATGTCAGGTGTTGACTCTGAAGATGACGATGACGTTGTTTACGAAATCACATTAGATGACGATTCTGAAATGATGGAAGAAGATGATATGGAAGATTCTGAAATGATGGAAGAAGATGACATGGAAGATTTAACTAATGAAACCTACAAACCTAAAGGTGTTGGTATGGGTAAACCTAAATTTAGTTACAAGAAAACAACAGGTGGATTTAAAGAAGACATGAAACAAGGTCCTAAATCTGTTGGTACTGGTAAAGCTAAATTTGATTACAAAAAAGGTGCTAACATGGAAGGTAAGTCTAAAGTTGTTAAAGCTGAAACTAAGGAAGGTAATTACGGAATGAATAAGGGTGATAAATCTAAAACCATGAAAGGTAAAGAAGATTACACAACTAAAAAAGGTATGACAAATTCTAAAGGAGAAAAAGCTTTTGAAAAAGAAGAGACCAAAGAAGCTGCAAGAACTTATGGTATGGGTTCTAAAGAAGGTCGAGGTTTAAGAAAAGGCATCACTAATAACAGAAACTATGTTTACGGTAAAAATGGTGTTAAAGTTGAATCTACACAAGAAGAAGTTAGAATGTTGAGAGAAAAGAATGAAGAGTACAGAAAAGCATTAAATGTTTTCAGAGAAAAACTTAATGAAGTTGCAATCTTCAATTCAAATTTAGCTTACGCTACAAGATTGTTCACAGAACACTCAACTACTAAAAAAGAAAAAATAAACATCCTAAGAAGATTTGACGATGTTGAAACTTTAAAAGAATCTAAAAATCTTTATAAGTCAATCAAAGACGAATTATCTAAGGTAGAAACAAAATCAATCAATGAATCAGTAGGGGCAAAATTAAACAAAACAGTATCTACAGGTTCATCAACTACTCTAATTGAATCAAAAACTTATGAAAATCCTCAGTTCTTAAGAATGAAAGATTTAATGGGTAAATTAGGGTAACAAATAAAAATTTTAAATAAACTAAAAACAAAACAAAACTAAAATGGGAGCATTATTAGAATCAGGTCTTGTTGGTAATATCGGGTTAAAACACCTTAAAGTTATCAAAGAAGACACAATCAACAAATGGGACAAATTAGGCTTTTTAGAAGGTCTTAAAGGTCACATGAGAGAAAACGTAGCACAATTATACGAAAACCAAGCATCATATTTAATTAATGAAGCATCATCTACATCTGATACAGGTGCATTTGAAACAGTGGTTTTCCCAATCGTTAGACGTGTATTCTCTAAATTATTAGCAAACGACATCGTTTCAGTACAAGCAATGAACTTACCAATCGGTAAATTATTCTACTTTGTACCTAACATTCAAGCGTACACTGACCCAACTAACTTAGCGAATACAGGTATTCACTACGCACCGTATGGTTCACCAAACGCAGCTGATAACCAAACACCAAACAGTGGTTACGACTACAACACAACTAAAGACCTTTATGATAGATTCTACGAAGGTAACGAACCAGCATTAGACCCACCAGGTTTATTTGACTATTCAAAAGGACAATATTCTGCAATCACAGCAAACGTAACAACTGTGGCTTGGGATTCTGCAGGTTTGTTAGTTCCTTCTGCTTATACTGAATCTGATTACAGAAAAGTATTAATAGTTTTGTCAGGTTTTGCATCTGCTGGAGCAGGTAAATTAATCGGACCAGATGGTCAACCAATGGATAATGAAGCTTTCTTATCTGACTTAACAATTAAAGGTGCTGCTGGTAATGCAACAACATCTGCTAACACTAACAACCCTTACTTATTCAGAGTTGTAACTCAGAGATATGGTAAAGGTATAGTTGAGTACGGTAATAACAACGCTACGTTGGTATTCCCTAATAGTAGAACTGATGGTGGTCAATATGACAACTTATGTGATGCTGAAGGTAAAATCTACTTAGAAGTTGACTTACAAGTACCAGTATGTATTACTTGTGGCGGTTCTATGGACGGTTACACAGGTTCAACATTCTCGTCAACAATCGCAAGTAATTCTCAAGCGTTTACAGGTACATATAGAATCTACAAAAACTTAGAGTTTGAAGATAGAATCGGTGAGGTATCGTTTGACCTTATGTCAGTAACAGTTTCTGTAACTGAAAGAAAATTAAGAGCTCAATGGTCTCCAGAAATGGCACAAGACGTTGCAGCGTTCCACAACATCGATGCTGAAGCTGAATTAACAGCTTTATTGTCTGAGCAAGTTGCGGCTGAAATCGACCGTGAAATCTTAAGAGATTTACGTAAAGGTGCTGCTTGGAACTTAAGATGGGACTACAATGGTTGGAAGCGTCTGGGTTCAAGTGCAGTTCCTTACACTCAAAAAGATTGGAACCAAACTTTAATCACAGCAATCAACCAAATTTCAGCACAAATCCACAAATCTACATTAAGAGGTGGAGCAAACTGGATTGTTGTTTCTTCTGAAATCAGTGCTATCTTTGATGACTTGGAATATTTCCACGTATCAAATGCTGCTCCTGAGCAAGACCAATACAACATGGGTATTGAAAGAGTTGGTACATTAGCAGGTCGTTACCAAGTTTACCGTGACCCTTACTTCCCACCAAACCAAGTGTTAATGGGACACAAAGGAACATCATTGTTAGACACAGGTTACAT